GAAAAAAAGAAGTCGTTGGTTATTATTATGATGGTTACAACGACATAGTAGAAACTTTATACAAGGAGAAGAAATGAAAGTAAGAGAACTAATAAATAAATTATTAAATTACAAAATGGATGCACCTGTTGAATTAGTTATACTAGGAGAAGACGGAGAGAGATACTCAAAGTATTTACCTGATGACTCTGTTGATGAGGATGGGGGTTTTGATGATTGTCCAATAATTTTAAATAGTACTGAAATTAAGGATGATGATGAATCTATAGAAGATTTAATTTTATATAAATATAATTTTCTTGATTCTTTAGAAAATAAGGAGAAGAAATGACAGAGGCCGAAGCTGCGTACATTGCAGGACTATTTGATGGCGAAGGAACTATCACTTATAAAAAATACAAAGAGAAAAAAGCTAAAGGGACTTATGATTGTTGGAGAATCTCGATGGAGATTGCAATGACCGATAGATCTGTTTTAGTTTGGGTTAACGAAGTTCTAGGTTGTGGTACACTAAATAAAAAACCACGTAAGAACGGCCATAAGATGCAATACAGATGGCGTTGTGTATTTAGAGATTGCTTTCATGTCTGTTGTATATTGTTTCCTTTCGCTCATGTAAAACTAGGTAAGATTCAACAAGTCATAGAGCATTACTCGACCATACAAAAAAAAGATAATATAGTAGATCTTGATCATTACAGAATGTGGATCTCGGACAGGCAACAATGATTGATGTAGAGATACATAATGATGACAGACAAAAAGCTGTTGAAGTTTTAAAATATAAAAACTTTGGCAATCGTAGTTCTGGATTTAATGGTAACTATGAAAAACAATATACAGGTTTGATTGGAGATTTAACTGTACATAGATTGTTAGAGATGGATCCTCCTAATTATAATGAAGGAAGATTCGACACTGATATTTTAGTGAATGATAAAAAGATAGATGTAAAATCTATGCTTCGTAAACATGACATGAGAGATGACTGGGTACACAATTTTGTTGGCTATCAAAAAGAAATATCTTCTGATATTTTATTATTTATAAATATAAATCGTAACACAAAGACCGTACAACTTTGTGGTTGGTTAGATAAGAAAAAATTTTTAGACACTGCTGACTTTTATAATAAGGGAGATCTTCGAACAAGGGATGATGGAACTTCTTTTAAAACTTACGCACCACTCTATGAGATAAAACAAGAGAAGTTAAATAAATTAAATGATATTAAGGATTTAAAAAATATATGAAAAGAAATAATAGTTATAGATATCCCAAGACTCAACGTGAGAAGATAGAAGGTAAACGGCACTATGTGTTTGATAAGGAGAAGTTACCCTCGGTGACTACAATACTATCCGCAACAGAGTCGGACGAGAAGCGCGAATCGCTGGCCAAGTGGCGCGAAAAGATGGGCGAAGAGAATGCAGCGCGGATCGTGGATGAGTCTGCGGCTCGTGGAACGGCGATGCACAAGATTCTTGAGAAATATGTATTGGGTCAAGGTTATCTTGATGAAACAACAGTTGGTAAACAAGCACACAATATGGCTTTGCAAGTTATACAAAGTGGACTATCTAATATTACAGAATATTACGGCACAGAATGTACTTTGTACTATCCTGGACTATACGCAGGTCAAACAGATTTAGTTGGAATACACAAAGGACAGGACGCAA